ATAAACTGACGTGACTGTTCAGGCTGCAAAATACCGCCATCAGACACTAGATCACCAACTGGGTTAGTATTGTCAAGAATTCCAGCTGCTGGAGTACTTACTCCACCAATACCACCAGATGCGATAGTACCAGCTGCAGCCGCTTTTTCTAAAATTTCATTATTTTCTGTCATTTTTTATTTCACCTCCAGTTTCTCTTAATGATATAGGTCAGCGGAATTTAGGAAACGTCCACCCCACATAGACCCTTTTCTTATTGTATTGCCCTGAACGATCCCGCCAAGATCGCCAGACTTACGGACAGCGGTATCGTCTTCTAGACCATCCACACGCTTTCCAAACTCTTCAAGACTGCCTCTTACTCCAGCAACTTCTTCTGCTACTGTGGCGTGACCCTTTTTAAGGTCTGCAATCTCTTCATTTAGTGACTTAATTGTTGAAACAAGTTCACTCACTGCCTCTGTTACTGAAACCTTAATTTCGTCAACAGCTTTTACAAGCTCAGCATCAGCTGAATCTGTTTCAGCAACAGACTTCTCAACTTCAACGTCATCGGAAGCTTCTTCTGCTAATTCTTCTGCAGGTGCTTCTTCTGGATCAGCAGACTTAACTACTGTTTCCTCAACAGCGTCAACTGCGTCAACTGACTTTTCTACGGTTTCTTCGGCAGGAGCTTCAGCAACAACTTCTTCAGTTGCAACTTCTTCAACGGTCTCTTCTACTACTGTATTTTCTTCTGACACGTTGTTCTCCTCCTCTATATTGTTTTCTACAATTGACGCATTATTGTCAATCGCTGTTTCAGACGTTTCGCCTGAAGTTTCTGGGGTTTCGGAAACATCTTCAGATTTAGCAAGGTCCGTAGAACCAATAAATTTGTTTAAAATTGATTTAACTGTCATAGCTTTTTCTGTATCCTTTGTCTCTACAAAACCAATATTTTTCATACTGACTTCACATGATGGGCAACTTGAATCATCAACTTCTGAAAGTCTGACGATACCGTCATTCTCACACCAGTAGACATTTTCAAGATCTGCTTTTGCAATTATACCATCTATTTGTTCGTCCTTGTTAACTTTCTGAATTGACACGACATTTGCAAATTGATTTGCTGGATTGTCTACCAAAGATAGTTCATGAAGTTCATAATCTTTAACAATTCTAATTGTCTTATCAATGTTTTCATCCCAGCTATTTTCTGAATCTTTGATTACTCCGCCAATTGAAAATCCTGAAAGAGTTCCATCAAGAACCTTCTCCCAGGTATCCTGAGCACCCTTAGAAATATATGCATCTACATAGACACCATTATAAAGTTTATCTGTATTCTTATCAAAGAATTTTTCTTGTCTAAAATTAACAACTTTACCAACTGCAATAGCCTGATGCATTTCTCTTAGATTGCCACGGAATGTTTCAAAAGCCTTTATACTTACATCAGTAGGAACAATGTCTGCTTGCTTGTCAATGTTATCAAGCGTAGCAAATCCAGAAACGATTCTACGCTCTACATCTACTTTAGCGATTGGCATAGATAACTTGATATCATCGTTATCTGAAGTCCAATAAGCCTTGCTTAAATTAGTCATGTTAATCCTATTATATATGTATTTTTTATATGTTTATAATATTGTTATATTATACTACAGATCTTCCTTCGCCACCAGGATTTCTTCCTGTTGTGGTTGCGGTTGAATCTGAAGCCTGATCAGTTCTTTGTTGATCTCTTTGTCTTGTACCAGCCATTTGAGCATTTTGCTCTGCACGTTGTTGAGGGGTCATAACTACTGGAGTATCTCCTTGCGGAATTACTGGCAATCCTAATCTTGGTCTGATATCGTTTGGAACAACAACTTGTGCTCTTAGATATCTTTCATCAATCTGACTTTGAGTATTCTCATCTGTAAGTGTTAGTTCGTTAAACTTTAACAAAAGAATATCTGTCTTTTCTTTGATAAGCTTGTTAATTGTTTTTTCTAAATTCTTTTGTGATGGTCTTGCAACTTGTTCTTTAAATGTTCTATCTGAAACAAGTGCGGATGCAATTGAACTACCAGGATCTGATCCTACTTTAGAGATTGGAACCTGATGTGCCATAAGAATGTCATGGACATTTGAAGTTCTGTATTTATCAAAGGATCCTTCTTGAATTCCATTTTCTACTGGCTCCATCTTAAACTCAACCTTGTTATCCGCAGCATCACCAGGAAGTGGGATGTAAAGAGTTCTATGGTTTTGTCCACGAAGACCAGACTGAAGGAATCTAAATAACTTATCCTCTGCATCAGAAGAAAGCTTCGCACCCTTTAGGGTAACAATGTATCTTGGAACAGCCTTGTTTTCAAAATAATCAATATTGTATCTTGCAGCAAGTTGATCTCCAACAACAGAGGTTGCTGCAGAAACTACGTCTGGAACACCATAGTATGTATTCTTTGGGCTGTACTTCTTGATATGAATTAATTCATTTGGTCTTTGATCTGTGGTAACAGGATTTGCTGTTTTCTTGTCCTGGAAATTTTTAAAATAAACTACTCTTTGATTTACAATCTGAACATAACCATCACGAAGTCTTCTTACACGAACTGTTGTTGCTGGAATATGACCAATGTATCCAATCTCTCCAGTATTCTTTCTACCAATCTCAATGTAACCATTTCCAGTTGCTTCATAATCTGTCATTGCTTTTTCAAGAACGTGAGTAAAAGTATCCTCATCGTTTAACTCTTCTAGCCAATTAGTTAGTTCAGACTTTGCTCGTTCAACTTTTCTCTGTGCTCTAACTCTTTGATTTACATCTTCAATTTCTTCAATTCTTGCTTTAACAATGTCAGACATAATAAAGTTGTACCCAAGACCTACTGTGTTTGCAACCTTTGCATTAATTGCAGCGTGGTTTGCAAAAGAGTTGTCAAAGAAGAACGCTAGTTCATCTAAATTGTATGGTGGAAGAACTACATCAAAAAGACCATAGGCTGTTGTGATATCTTGTTCTGGGAATAGCTGCTTAGACTTTGCACCATCTTGACCCGTGTAAGCCTTACTCATTCTAGTTATTCTTCTTTTAAAGTTTGCATCAATACCATCAAAACTTTTTACCATATCTGCTTCAAGCAAGAAATCGTCTGTCTTATTTGCAGATGGCTTATTCTTATCTAAATTATCTAGTCTTGCAATAGTCTCAGTCATCTCCATGAGTCTTCAGCCCCTTTGCAGCATCCATGAAAGCACCAGTGTCAAATTCGTCTGGATATTTTCTGGCAGGAATGTTCATAAAACTTCCATCACCATCTCCAAATACTTTTCCATTTTCCATTTTCCAAACGTATAAACCATGCTCAGAAGTATTTTCTACTACCTTTACTTTTGGCTTGTTTGGCATTTTTTGTAAGCCTTCTATATAATCCATGACATCATTGTACCATAATATCTAACTTAAACCAAATATTGATCCCAAGATATGTCATTTATTATTACAACAGAGTCCTGAGTAACATTTATAATACTGCTATCATTTACAACTCCAGAGGACAGACCAGCATAAGTATTAAAAATTTCTTTTGCATCTAAAGAAAGAATGGTTACTTCCAAAGGTTCTTCAGCTAAAACTGTTGCCCATGTTGCAGATGCAGCCTTTGTGCCCCAAGTGTAATCATCAACAAGATTCCATTCGTCAAAAATAACTAGGTCTTGTTTAATAGGATTTAACTCCATAAAGCTTGCAACATTATCTACCTTTACTCCAGAATATATTTCAATTTCACCAACAACTCCATCTAAAAGTATTGAATTTTCTTGTAAAGATATAGCAATATAGTTCCAAGATAGGGGTTCAATAACTATATTATTTACAAAATTTCCATTTAAAAAGAATTTGGCATTAGTAAATTCTGCACCAGTATTAGAATTAAAAACATTTAAAAAGGCTCTTCTTCCATTGCCTTCAGGGGTTAAAACAATGTCGTACGAATCACCAGAGCCAAATATTCTACCAATCTTTTTTCTTTCAGTAAATAAGCTAGACTCATTACACATTAAAAACATTTGTAGTCCAACAACTTCTTGATTATCTTTTAGTGAATCGTTTATTGGAATAGCAATTCCTTTTACCAAAGTTTCATCTACAACTGGTAAAACTTCTATTCCAGAGTCCCCACTTAAATATAGATATGGAGATGATTCAGTATTAATAACCACTGGAATTTTTCTTTTATAAACATATTGGTCTTCATTTTTAACTATTGGATAAAATTTTCCTGCAGCAGGAGTGTTTATTGAATAGAATTGTCCTTCATCAAAAGACAATGAAACAAGTCCCATATTTTTAATTTTTACATTTTCTGTATTTACTCCCTTAGAAGAAATTTCAATATGAACAGTTATGTAGTAGTTGGTAAATCCAGATATATCTTTTGGTGGATAAATAATGGTTCCATCGTTAATTTTATACTTAGTGTCTTCTGGAGAAGTAATCTCCCCTAAATCTAAAACTCTATTCATTCCAATATTTTCTACATTTGTAAATTGAGTGTATACCACATTTCCCAGTTCAATTATATTTTGTAATGTTATATAAACTTTTGTTGATAAAGAATCTTGATAATTTGAAGATGTTTCATTATACTTTGAAAATACTGAGCTTGGTGTGTCAATATTAAACTGCAATAAATCTAAGTCGTACTTTAATTTACCATTAGCCTGGGTTATGTATTTTCCAAAATAAGATAGTGGTATTGAATTTTCCCAATACCCTGAAGCTCCTACATCTAAAACTATTGAAGTGTTTGTTGTTTTTGGCAGCAAGGTGTACGATCCAATATAGTCATAAAGTTCTGAACTAAAGTTTTTAATTGCTATTCCAGAGGTGTTAAATATTTGAGATCCGTCTTTATCTGTAAAGAAGTCATTATTAAGTGTTAAGGAAAATATTTTTCCAAGGAATGTTTCTTCCTGATTTCCCGCAAAATTTAGAGAAAGAGATTCTGGTTTTGAAAAGAAAGATCCTACAGTTGAGTAATAAGATTGCTCAATTTTATCAAAGTCAATGCCTACTGCAAAGTATGAGCTTGTATCAATAGATGCTGAGCTTAAAATAGTTTCATTATAAATATACTGAACGCTTCCAGAGTTTATTGCTACTTCAAAAATATTGCCGTCAAAATTATTTGAAATGTACATCAAAGATTGTCTATCTGAAACATTGTTTGAAGATTTTAGTATTGAATGAATAGATCTTGTTTGATTTCCAGTTTGATTTAATTTTGAAAAATAAATTGTTCCATAGGAATTATTTGATAAATATGTGCCATTTGGATCCATTGAGATGTATGGGTAGTCTTCATTTTGAATTGCATAATTTTCTTCATAGAATCCTGAAGTAATTAAAGATTTTTGAAAAACTGTTGATGATGAATTATTGTTAAATATAATTTCTGGTAATCCATATTTTGGTAGAGTGATGCCTTTATCATCTGCTATAAGGTTGTTATAAAATCCATCATTCCACTTGCTTCTATCTGGATATTTTATTGTAGAACTGTATCCAGAAAATGGAAAATCTACATATGACAGCGTTCCATTTTTTGATGCAATAATGTTTTCTTGTTCTTGAACACCTTGTCCAAATACATATCTTTTCTTTGCAACCTGCTCTGCAACAACGTATGGGAATATTGAAAAAGAATCTATTTCAAAAAGATATATAAATTCATTTGTATAAAATCCTAAGTAGTCTTCGTCTTCTGCTGGGAAAGTTGGAATCTCTGGCAAAAATGAACAAGCATTGGTCTGTACCATTTTCCAATAAAATAAGACTTGGTATATTTTCCAACATTTACAGTTATAAAATCTCTATCAACATATATTCCATCTTCTGATGCAAGTGGTCCAAAGATTCTTCTTCTTGTAACTGTTTCAGGATTAATTCTTAACCAGAATTCTGTTGTAAGAATCTTATTGTAACCATACTGATTTAAGAATCCTTTTCCAGGAAATACTAGTGAAGGGAAATTGTAATATTGTTCGGAGCTTAAATATCCAGTAGATCCAGACACAGTTATGTATTCTGCATAACCTGAAGAAGATGAGACAATATTCAAAACATCCTTATTCACACTAATATTTCCAGAGGAACCATAAACCATTGGAATCCCCGAAAGTTTTGCAGAAAGAGAATTATTTACAGATAAAACATATCCATGATCTGCAACCAAAGAAGCACTAGAAATTCCAGTACTTATTGAATTATAAGGCTCAGACCATTGTGCAAAAGATACTCCATTAAAATAAACAGAAGAATTACTTTCTCCAGCAATAGTATCTGGATCATATACCACCCTTATAAAAATGGAAAAACTTTCTCCACCTAAAGGTTCTGTATGTGAAATTTTTTCCCATATATTTGTTTTTAAGAATGAATGTCTTGTATAATACTCTTGCCCATCTATAACAAGTCCTATGTCTGCATATAAAATAGAAGTTTGATCAGGAATATAAATATAGCTTGACGTACATACGCTTCCCTTGTTTGGATCAAGTTGTACATAAGATATAGAAGATGATAAAGAAACTGTAAACTCTTTTATTGCAGCTGAAGCTGTAGATAAATATATTCTATTTACATCCAAATCATCAAAAGGGTATCCAGCTAGTGTAAATGTTGCAGATGCGTTTCTAATAGCATTGTCAAAATCCCAATTAGATTCTGTTATCTCTTTTTGTTCTTGTGAAATTAAAGAAACAAAATAATTTGGCTCATCCATAGCCCACAAAGCCACTGGATGCTCTGCATAGACTCTTGAAGCATAAAGATTTGAACTTGTGTAGGACATAGATTACCTCTACCCTATTTTATCATAGAGCTTAGCTTGTAATATCTACAATTTCACAGGCTCCAGCAACACAAGAAAGTTCTTGACTTCCAGTTGTTCCGTCTGTTGTTTCGTATAGTGAAAGCATTTCCCATCGAATTGAGTCAGGCATTTTACTCAACCAAGACTCGTATTCTTCTACGCATCCACTCATCTTCTTCAACATTTACAGTAACACTTGGATTATGCTCTGTCCAATGAGTTCTGTATGTTTTCCACATTTCAAGGTGATCAATTGCAGTAAGATCTTTTGTAAGAACTGCATTCTTTGGAGCCTTGATTGGGAAGTAGAATACAGTTGTCGCTTCAGGCTTCATAACGTCTGGTTCAAATGGAATTCCAGAGTCTTTTAAGAATTGTGTAAGAGGATCTTTATTGTCTGCTCTAACACTTCTTACATAGTATTCTGAATACCAAGGATGGATACCAGAGGATACTCCTGTAAGCTGTGAGACAGTTCCTGACGGCTTTACACAAGTAATTGATACTGATGGGTTAATATTTAAAGACTTAGCCTCTTTATCATTTACTAAAACAGATAGATCTCTCATTTCATCAAGAAGAGCCTCAAGAGCCTTTCCATTTGTAGCAGTAATTTTATTTCCGTAAATACCCGTTAAAGATACACCAAGAAGTCTTTCTTCTTCACAATTATCTCTCCAAGTTTTTCTAATATATTTAAAGTTTGTCAAAGTTGATTGCCAAGTTCCAAGGATTGTAGCAAGGCGAACTTTTTCAAGAAGTGTTTCTTTTGTATCAGTTGCATCAATTACAACCTCTGTCAAATTACAAAATTCATTTGGACGAAGAAGAATTTCTCCACAAGGATTTGTTCCTCCAACTAGACTAGAGTCTCTACGACCAAACTTATCAATATGCTTACGAACAGAATCCATATTATAGATACCACGCTCACCTGATTTTGACTCATAAAGGTTTCTCCATTCACGAAGGAACTGAGCAGTATTTGGCTTTGAATTATAAACAGCAGAGTTATTTGCTAAAGCTCTTTGTCCATTACCTTCCCACCACTGTCCACTCTTTGCCTTTGCCATTTCAAAATCGTCAAGATTAGAAAGAGAAATCAAAGCACTTCTGCGAACTCCACCAACAACAACAACTTCTCCAACCTTACACATTAGGTCGTGTGCTTCAATTGACTTTAGCTTTCTTCCTGCAGCAAGTCTAAAAGTTTCAATAGTAAATTTAAACAAGTCAACAAGTGGATCTGGTCCAGAAGCTCTTCCACCAAATACCTTTAGTCTTGCTCCTGATGGACGAACTTTTGAAACATCCCAGTTTGGAATCTGACCCTGATAAAGAAGTGCAATTAGTTCTTTAAAAGCTTTTGCCCAACCAAGCTTGGAATCGTCAACAACAATAGTTGTATCTGTCTGAAAAAATGACTCAGCAATTATTGGAAGTTGGTTGATGTATTTTTGTTCAACACTAAAGCCAACACCAGTTCCGTTCATCAAGATGTACATTGCCTCATCAAAGGCTCTAGGGCTGTCTACAGAGATAAAGGAGCAATTGTATGCTGCGATATGGTCTCTTTCTAAAGCTGGTCCAGCGGTCATCAGTGCCCTCATAGAAGGCATTATGTGATGATTTAAAATAGCTTCTCTAACTTCGTTAAAGACTTTTGCATTTGGGCTATACCCATGATTAAGAACGAGATGGTCTCTCATGAAGTTACAATATCTGTCAACAGTCTCCTGCCACGTTTCTCTGCGGTTTTCGCTTTCAATCCAGCGAGCATACCTTGAGATATGAATAAAGTTGCGATATGGATCTGTTATAGATCCGTTGGAGTCAATAAATGACATTTTGTAACACGTCCTTCTGATAAAATGTAATAGATACATTCTACACGACTATTCAAGGAGAAGCAAATGGACTTAACTATTCAAGAGGTAAATCATTATAACGATCTTGTAAAAAATAATAAAGCATTAAAAATAGAATGCCAATTTGATCCACA